CTTCCGCGTGATCCGGTTCACCGTCCCATGTTCAAAAATCCACGCATGCGGCGCCGTGCTTTTGACGATGGACACTGCGCTGACCCGGCGGCCCGCATTCGCGGTGACGGTGACACGACTCTGCAGATTCCCCGTCGGCCCGCGCGGATAGCCGCCCTGGATCTCGTTGCGGGCGATGCTGGCGTACTTCGTCACGATGAAATCCGCTTTGGCTTTCATCTCCTCGGGCAACGCCTGCAGGGCCGCGCGGAGTTCGTTGAAGCCCTCGAGATTGAGTTTCACGCTCACGGCAGGACCTCCTCGCACAGGAGGCGCATCTCGTCGTTGCTGTCGTTGACGTTCTGCACGCCCATCACGAGCAGATCGCGCGTGCGCCGCAGCGCCGGATCGACGTACCGGATCTGCACGTCGGTGGTCATCTGGGGATGCCACCGCATCGTCACCAGATAGGTCGTCGACCGCAGATCGGTCCCGCTGCCCGGGGCCGCCGCCTGAATCTGGCACCACCAGGTCGCCGGGGTCAGTGGCTCGGAGTAGCTCGCGTCTTCCGTGGTGTTCTGCGGCTTGCGCGACAACGTCACGTACCGGTTGTGTCTACCAACCCGCATAGCCGTGGGGCTCCAGCCAGAACACGCGATCCTGCCAGCAACTCTTCGCTGAGGTCAGCGCGCGGTCCTGGTTCTCCTCGAGGCCTTCGCGGTCGGCATCGAGGTACGCCACATACGATCGGATGCCCTGCTTGATGCGCTCGGGCACCAGCGCCGCCGAGGTCCAGCCGACGACATAGGTAATGACCACGCGCGACAGCCGGCGATCGGTCTGCAGCACCGGCCAGATCTGATTCGCCGCCCGGATCACCGACCCCGGCCGGCTGTAGGTGTCGACGGTGTAGACCGTCGGCGCGAGCGTCTGCTGAACGCCGTTGGCGTCGTAGTAGGTGACCGACGTCACCGACTGCAGCGGCGCCGCCATCGGCAGGAACATGATCTCGTAAAAATGCTGCAGCGCGAGCCGCCACGTCTGCGTCAGCAGCCCGCGCTGCATGTACTCCTCGGCCTCTTCGCGCGCCGTTTTGAGAAACCGGTACTGCACGGCGTCGTCGTCGTTGTAGAGAATCCGCGCGTGCTGTTTACATTCGGCGAGCGTGACGGGTTCCCCGACGGGCCCCGTCACCAGATCCCAGGCCGCATAGGGCGTGTGATAGTGCCCGTGCGTCCCGGTGTACGCGTGGTAGCCTGAGTCCGTCGTCACGATCCGTTCCCCTCCACCGCCCGCTCGTGGGCGGGCGGTTCCGTGATCTCCTCCGACGCTTTCACCGCTTCGACGAGGCCCGCTTTGAGCCAGCGCCGCATCTCCGGCGTGAGCCGGGGCGCCTCGACGACCTGCCCCGGTCGGAACGGAAAGTCCGGATTCGACGACGGCACGACGGCGAGGAACCGGATCCTCATGCGTCCGCGCGCGGTTCGGCGATGGGGAGGAACTGCCCAGGGATCAGGGGATCGTCCACCGTGATTTCGCAACTCCCCCGGAAGGGGTGGCCGGCGGTTTGGACCGCGGCCTGGAGCGCACTCATCGCCCGCGTAATATTGTGGGCGTTGGTGACATCCGTCTCGATTTGCTGGCGCAGGTAGAGATGCACGGTCGTCATGTCCGTGCGTCATCCCTCGACGCGCGGGGTTCGCGCGTGTCCTTGGCCTCGAGCTCCGGGACCGGTTCGTCCGTGGTCACGCTGTAACTGCCCCGCAGCGGCACCCCGGCCGCGACCACGGCCTTCTCGAGGCTCTCCATCTGCGCCATGATCGCCGCGGCCTCGGCGGCCTTCGTGTCAATTTGCTGGCGCACGTAGAGATGCACGGTCGCCCGGTCGGTCGCCGCGCCCTCTTTCGCGTCTCGCTCTGTCGCCATGACTCACCTCGTTTTCGGATCCGGCGCGGGGGGATTGGTCGCCGCGTTGGGCGGCGTGTAATTGGACGGCGGCGGCGTGACGACCGGCGTCACCGAGGTGCCGGTCGACACGGGACTGGTCGGGATCCCGATTTTGATCGGAGCCATGACGGTTACGGATGCGTCCCGTACTTGACGGGATGCGTGCCGGCGTCGAGCAGGTCGCCGTCCGTGCGCGCGAACGCGAGGAACGCCGTCTGCCCGAGCACGGCGTAGAGCTCGTCGAGTCGTCGCAACTCGACTTCGCGCACGTCGCGGATGATGTACTTGGAGAAATCGCCGAACAGGATCGACTTCACGCCGGTCGCCGGCGTGGTCATCGACTGATTGATGATGTAGGGATACCCAAGGATGGTGTCCGGCTGCCCCGCGGTCAGGCCCGGCATCCAGAGCGGCACGCCGACTGTGTCGCCGGAATACTGGAGCACCTTGACCTTCTTGATCATCTTCAGCCCGCCGTCGTGGAACATCCAGCGCCCGTTGGCGCGATACGCGGGGTCGACGGAGTGGATCACGTCGGTCAGGTTGTCCGCGGTGACGGTATTGATGGTGGCGAACGTGATGGCCGAGGACGTCGATGCCGTGACGATGCCGTTGGGCTGGGAACCGGTCCCCGTCGTGAAGTGATCGTTCTGGATGCGCGCGATGCGCGTGCCGAGGGCCGATCCGAGGAACTCCGACACGTTGATCGAGGTGTCCTGCAGGAACTCCATCGAGGCCAGGACGTACTTGGAGCTGTATTTCCAGGCATCGAGCACGAGCTGGCCGAAGGTCATTTCCAGTTCGTTGGAGGTCGTGTTCTCCCCGATGATCTCGCCCTTGTTCGACGAGTCGTTGGTCGTCGGGATGGGCAGCGGCCCGCCCGTCGCCGTACGGATGACGGTCGCCACGGAGCGCATCCCGCCATAGGCGAGGAGCGCCACCTCGAGCGAGCGCATCATCTCGTCCGCGACCGTGTAGCCGCCGGTCGTCGTCGAGGACTGCAGGCCGGTCAGGGCCGCGCGTTCTTCGTCGACGTTCTGCTGCCACGATCGCCGGTCGTCCGCGCCCGGCCGGAACCCGCCCGCGCCGTTCATGCCCTGCCACTCGGAGGCCTTGAGCGCCTGCGGCGCGAACATGCCGATCCGAATGGAGCGCGACTCGAGCGGCATCCCACAGCGCCGCGCCAGGTCGCGGAGTTCGGGGGTCGGGTCCGATTCCGGATTGCCGGCGCACATCCAGGCGCGCAGGGCTTCGGTGCGATCCTTGTTGGTAATCGGGCCGCCCGGGCGATACGGCGCCTTACTGCGGCTCTCGGACTGCGGCGGGTCGGCGCGCCGGCCCTGTGAGGGCTCGAGACTGGCGAGCACGCTAGCCTGCTTCTCTTCGCGCTGAATCGCCTTCGTGAGTTTCTCGATGTCGGCGTGAATCGCCTCGAATTTCGTGTCTTCCTCGGGCCGCAACTCGGCGCGCTTCTCGTCGCGCGCCTTCACGAGAATCTGGTCGGCCTCGCCGGCGAGTCGGCCTTTCTCTTCGCGCAGTTCCTGGAGGGTCATGGCGTGTTCCTCGTGGTCGTGCGTGAGGAACAGCGGCGACACATGGCACCGGACACATTCCACGCACGAACGCAAACGGGGTTTGGGTTCGTTGGATGTGGATGCGTCCGGGCATCGCCGGATCGGCATCGTTGGCGCCCGGCAACACGCCGATCATCGTCGGCGCGGCAGTACCGAGCTCTCTGTGTGCGCTGGGGCTAGTGTGCGGCGGGTTTCCGCGGCGACCGACTTTGTAGCACCGAAATCGCCGAGCGGATGACGGCGGGCACGGACGTGCCCGAGTCGCGCGCGATGCGATCGATCCGATCGTAGTCCGACGCCGAGACGCGCACCGAGACGCGCACCGGGTTCTCGACTTCGCGCGGCCGGCCGACTTTCATTTCTGCCACCACGCCTGGTCGCCGACGCGCTGGAGGTCGGGCGTCAGGTGCCGCGCGGCGATGAAATCGGCGTAGGCCTGCCGACAGCCCGGCCAGAAGCCGTAGTCGTCGAGGACGATCACGCCGCCCGGCACCACGTAGTCGTACCACGTGTGCAGGCAGATCCAGACGCTGTCGTACCAGTCCGCGTCGATGTGGAGCACCGCAATCAGGGACGGCCCGGGCCAGAGGAACGTGTCCTCGAACCACCCGGCCCGCAGCGTCACGCGCGCGGGCGCGACCTGCAAGGTCGTCAGGGCGGCGGCAATGGTCTGCGGGGTGGTCTGGTTCGCGCCGGTATAGGCGGGCGCCTCGGGCCCGTCGACCGGCTGCGGCGCCGGCAGGCCCTGGCACGAATCGTAGAGCCAGCAGTGGCGGGACGTGACCGCGGCCATGACGGCCGCAGAGCCGCCCCGCGCCACGCCGCACTCGACCACGTCGCCCGGGATCTGGCGCCGGTCCGCCTCGCGCACGAGCCGCATGAGCGACAGCAAGCGTGCGTCGTCAACCACCGTGTAAGGGCGGATGCGTACGAGATCCGCGACGGTGATCACCGCGCCAGCCTCGTCTTGTGCACGCGTTGCAGCCAGGCCA